CTCACACCCTCACACATGTCTACTGTATTATACAGTTTGTCATGAAAAAGTTAAACATTATGACAATTGTCTCAAGAATTACGGGGTTTATAGTTTCAAAAGTTAAACAAAACTGTTTTTGACCCTATATGTGTATGACATAGTTTATCATCCATTCGTAATCCTCTCTTCATCCAAGTATTGCTCTATAACAAATTCTATATAATAAAAGGAATACAGCGCAGGATTATCCCACACTGTATTCCTTATCCATTACTCACCTGATTCTTCAGTGAATGGATTTGCTTCAGGCATTGCTACCGCACTTGCTACTGCACTTGGTTCAGCAACAGCAACTGTGCTTGGTGCAGATACACCTGTTAATTGCGCAAACAAATGCTGTGCGCTTAACTGTGCAAATGCGTTACCCAATGTGGTGTTACCCAAACGCTCTGTTGCTGACATAATTTTCTGCACAGAGTTGTTGGCTACATACACACCTGTTTTGTCCCGGTTAAACTGCAGTTCCAATTCATTGGGTGCGAAGTCTTCACGGTAGAAAAACAATGGGCGTTGGTTCTCTTCATTTACACGGTAGTAATCACCTTGGATTTCAGCGTACAAGTGAAGTTGTTCAGGAGTTGCAGAGGTAATCTCATAGACTTTTACAACTCTTCCATTTTTGGAATACTCATTAATCTTTTTTGCTTTCATAGTAATAGGGTTTTATGTGTATATTTTTCTTTATGCATTGAGTAACAAAGAGTAGCCCTTATTATGTACTATACCCCCTTAATACAATTTTTAACCTTGTATCTTGAGAGCACAACCGGCACTGCATTGTTTGTTCCACAGCATTCCCACCATAACCTATCTACACCACTACTATCTATCTGAATAGTTAGTGTGAGGTACAGTAATTATTTATGAGAATATATTTATTTAAGCATTGAGTAATAAATAGTAGCCTTCTATTTCTAGCTGCCAGGGGGTAGCCACCTTTTGGTGTAGGACCGGGGTGCTGTGTGGGGGGAATCAACCACACCCCCATACATAAAACAATTCCCATATACGTGGTAGGGGGTATTAGAGTGAACCCCATGTACGGGGGGATACTTGTTGGTAAAATGTTAGTGGGGGTAAATATATAAAGTGTAATCTTGTATATTATGCCAGAGAATGAAGAAGTTAAGGATGATAGTAAACCAGGCACTAGTTGTATTAGGTGTGGTAAACCTATGGATCCCAGAGATCCCTGTGATTGTAATGAGCTGGTATATGTGTATTGGGAAATGTAATTATTATGGAAGAAAATAAAGAATTGCTTACACCTGAAGAGGTAAAAGAGCGCAAAGAAAAGTTGACTCAGTACTATACTGAGCAAGTAGAGTTTTTAACTGTACAGTTAAGGTATGAAACGTTAGTTACTGACATTGAGGAACAGAGAGCTAAGCGCTTACAGTTTCAGGTGATGGTAGCTAATATGTTGGCTCCAGATGATGAACCTGAAGAAGAGGTTGAACAACCCAGAACACTTAAGAGGTCATGATTGTAAATCAAGTTAGTAAGAAGGTTAAGATGAGTAAGGGGGATATTGTAAAGTATCAGCTCCTCACACATTGTTATCTAGAAAGGATTACTGTTAGTAATGCTGATCTGGATTGTCTTACTATGCTTGCATTTAACGGGGAGATTGAGCTTACCGAGTTTTGTAATTATGCATCAGATGAGGGGATATTTAAAACCCCTCAGTCTGTACGTAATGCGGTTATTAAGTTTGAACGTAAAGGGATGATTGAAAAGAATGGTAAGGGTAGGAAGATGATTAAGTTAGCCCCGGTCCTTAATGTGCAAGCAAAGGGTAATGTTTTATTAGATTATAAATTTGTAAGTCTTGAATCCGAAGAAGTATAAAGATATTTTAAAAGAGACATCTGTAGAGCTAGACATGGAACAAAAGGTTGTTAAAGCAGTGACGGACTTTTACTGGGATAAAGCTAGGAAGTCTCTCTCTTCTTTAGAGGATCCCCATGTGTTTATAGATGGTCTTGGTACGTTTAATATTAAGTGGGATATTCTTCAGACTAATATCCGGAGGTATTCTGAGTATTTAGAGAATAGAGAGAACTTAATTTTTTCTAGGTATCATGTGTACCGGAGTACAGTAGATAAACTAGAGAAGATGCAAAGCTTAGAAATCAAAATGAAAGAAGAGTATGAGAAAAAGAAAGATCATAGAAAAAATAAAAAACAACAAACTGACAACTCTGTGGAATAACAAGTCTTTGATACTAGAGGGTATTAAGAATTATTTGTTTACCACGGATACTATTGAACAGATTGCTCTTGAGCGCAATACCATTTGTTTGGCTTGTCCTAACTTTGACCTTACTGGTGTAGATTGTTTAGCACCGGGTACACAGCCTTGTTGCTCTGCATGTGGGTGCTCGTTAAAATTTAAGACCCGGAGTTTATCCTCTGAGTGTCCTGTACAAAAATGGCCTGCTCTACTTACCCAAGAAGAGGAGGATGATTTATTATCTAAACTATGAGTGTAATATTTAAATCCCAGAATCATAAATATGAGTCGGTAGATACTGATGGTATAGAGTGGACTTCAGTGACCTCTTTTATATCTAAGTATAAGAAACCATTTGATGCTCAAGCTGTAGCGGAGAAATCTGCTAAGTCTAAGAAGTCTAAGTGGTATGGTATGTCTGTAGAGGATATATTACAAGCATGGTCTAATGAATCTAATAGAGCTATTGACCAGGGTAACTGGTATCACAATCAGCGTGAAGCAGATCTGTTACAACTCAATACTATTGAAAGACATGGTTGCATCCTCCCTATTATCAGGCCATTAGTTACTGATGATGTAAAGTATGCTCCTGTACAGAAGCTTGTAGAGGGTATGTACCCGGAGCATTTTGTATACTTGAAGTCTGCTGGTATATGTGGTCAATCAGATCTTGTAGAGGTAGCAAAAGGTTATGTAAATATCACAGACTATAAGACTAACAAAGAGATTAAGAAAGAATCCTATGTAAATTGGGAGGGTGTTAGTCAGAAGATGTCACCACCTGTAAGTCACTTAGATGATTGTAATTTCTGGCATTATGCACTACAGTTGTCTACATATATGTATATTATATTGAAGCACAACCCTAAACTAAAGCCCGGAAAGATAACAATACACCACGTATTGTTCTATACAGATGGTACAGATAAGTTTGGAAACCCTATTACTAAGCTAGATGATCAGGGAGAACCTTTAGTTAAAAAGATTGTGCCTTATGACTTACCTTATCTTAAGGCAGAAGTGATAAACCTAATTAAACATAAACAAGATGCTCATTAAACTATTTGATATAGTTAATAATAAGGTGGTGCCAACAGAGCACTGCTATACAATCTCCTCTCTTAATGATATAATGACGGAATATCCGGATGATTATTTAAAAGTATATACATACTTATTCTATATGACTTGTCCTAATCCAGATCTTAACCCTTTCTTTAATGTTCCTGAACATGAGAAGGAAGAGATTATTATGTCTGAGATTGATATGGATATTTCTACTGAGGATGAACTTGTTATCCGGGGTATGAATACTTGTAAGAAATTATATGAGACTCCTACGTACAGAACGTATGTGGGTATCAAGTCTATGCTGGATAGACTAGCCCATTATATGGAGACTACAGAGATTCAGCATGGTAGAGATGGTAACATCACGGCTTTAGTGAATGCTGCTGCTAAGTTTGAGCAGATCAGACAATCATTTAAGGGAGCATATAAAGATTTAGCTGAAGAACAGCAAAGTCAGGTAAGAGGAAATATAGGATTAGCATACGATCAATAATATGGAACATAGTTTATACGGATGGTTGTTTACATACAACACCTACACAAAAAACTGGAGTGCTTTTAAGTCAGAGGATAAAGAAGCATATTTTAATAATGCAGAGTGCCCGTCTAAGATTACATCTAAGACAATTGATACATTATTATATATGATTCTTAAGACTGATGGAAAGCCAGAAGAATTTGATAGTTTAGTAGATGAGTGAATTAATAGAGATACCAACCTGGGATAATGGTGAATGGACAGTTAGTACCTTCTCTTCTCCAGAGGAGTGGAGAGAGTATGTCTTGACATTATTTAAAGAGCCGGGTCAGTATAACTTTAATGAAACAGCTCTACTGTTTAACAAAGAAGCCACTAATTTTAACAAGTTTGGCTTTTATACAGTTGCCCCATTTAAGTCTAAAGATTATATCTATTACTGGAATGATCAGAAAAACAAATGCAGAAAAGGTGTATTGTATAAAGACAAAGCAAATGTCTGGTACTTAACCAGGGATTACTACATGTGGTTAAACTTCCTACCTATTTATGATAAAGAGGAGAAGAAGTTTGGATTTGCTAAAGTCCGGGATGCTCAGTACCACATGGCTCTGTACGAGATCTTGGCTGAACTATACTACAAACACGTAGCTATTCTTAAGAAACGTCAGATTGCATCATCATACTTTCATGCTGGTAAACTAATTAACTCATTATGGTTTGAAGAGGGTGTTACCCTTAAGATAGGGGCATCACTTAAAGATTATATAAATGATAAGGGTACATGGAAGTTCTTAGATGAGTATGCATCGTTTCTGAATGAGCATACAGCCTGGTACAGACCTATGAACCCGGATAAAGTAATGCTATGGCAGCAAAAGATTGAGGTAAGAAAAGGTAATAAGAAAACTGAGGTAGGATTAAAGGGTACTATACAAGGTATGTCATTTGAGAAATCTGCAACAGCGGGTGTGGGTGGTCCTTGTCAGTACTTCTTCCATGAGGAAGCAGGTATTGCTCCTAAGATGGGGGAGACATATGAATACTTACGTCCTGCATTACAATCTGGTATGGTAACTACCGGGGTATTTATTGCAGCAGGATCTGTCGGTGATCTTGATCAGTGTGAACCACTAAAGAACTTAATCATGAACCCAGAGGCTAATGATATCTTTGCTGTAGAAACTAATCTACTAGATGGTAAAGGAACTATTGGTACAGCTGGATTGTTTATTCCTGAGCAATGGTCAATGATGCCATACGTAGATAAGTATGGTAACTCATTGGTAGACAGTGCTTTAGAAGCTATCAAAGAAGAGAGGATTAAGTGGAAGAAAGAGATTGAGCCGGACAAGTATCAGTTACGTATTTCTCAGAAGCCTACAAATATTGAAGAGGCATTTGCATTTAGGAGGGAGTCTGTATTTGCAGTGCATTTGTTAGCTGCACAGTTAAGGAGGATTGAAGACAAAGAATATCCTTATGAGTTATTAGAGTTGTATAGAGATGAACACAGTAACTTAACTGTTAAAGACTCTAACAAATTACCTATTAATGAATTCCCTATCTCTAAAAAGACAGAGGATAAAACAGGTTGTTTGGTCGTGTGGGAAAGACCTAAAAAAGATCCTACATTTGGAATGTATTATGCAAGTATTGACCCGGTTTCTGAAGGAAAGACTACTACCTCTGATTCTCTTTGTTCCATTTTTGTTTATAAAGCTCCTGTTGAAGTATCTAGAGAAGAGGGTGGAGAGCAGAAAACGCATATAGAACAGGATAAGATTGTAGCAGCATGGTGTGGACGTTTTGATGATATCAAGAAAACACATGAAAGATTAGAGTTAATTATTGAGTGGTATAATGCCTGGACATTAGTGGAGAATAACGTATCCCTATTTATTCAGTACATGATCTCTCAGAGAAAACAGAGATACTTAGTTACTAAAGACCAAATCTTATTCTTAAAAGATATTGGTAGTAATGCTAGTGTATATCAGCAATATGGATGGAGGAACACTGGTACATTATTTAAAGCACATTTATTATCTTATGCTATTGAGTTTCTTAGAGAGGAAACAGACCATGATTATAAGACAGATGGTACAGTTGTAAGGACTACATATGGTGTATCTAGAATACCAGATCCTATGCTGATCAAAGAGATGTTGGCATATAGAGAGGGATTAAACGTGGATAGACTTGTAGCATTTACAGCTCTAGTAGCCTTTGCAAAAATCCAACAATCAAACCGTGGATATTTAAAACGTAGAGAACTAAACCCTGAAAGTTTGGATAAGTCAAAAGATTTATATAAATTAAAAGTAGGGGCTTTTAGGCATATTGGAAAAAGCGGGTCTTCTAGCGGTATGCAAAGGCCAAAACAGGCATTTAAAAATTTAAAATAATGAACTGGTGCATAAGTACAACAGCAATGGAAAATGTTACAGTTAATATAACATATATCAGTTACTATTCTGATGAAGATGAGGAAACTGTAGACATTAATATGAATGAATTATTAGAACAACCTAACACAACAATTACAGACTATGGCTTATCTTTATAGGCATATTAGATTAGATAAAAATGAACCCTTTTATATTGGTATCGGTAGTGATGAAAAATATAAAAGAGCTAATTCTGTCAATCCTAGAACAAAATATTGGAAAAATATTATTTCTAAAACGGAATATAGGGTTGACATAGTTATGGATAATTTAAGTTGGGAAGAAGCTTGTGAGAAAGAAAAAGAATTTATAGCATTATATAAAAGAAAATCTGATGGAGGAATTCTTTGTAATCTAACTCTTGGTGGTGAAGGTGTATATGGTAGAATTTTATCACAAGAAACTAAAAATAAAATCTCTGAAAAAATATCTGGTGTAAACCACGGTATGTATGGAAAATCTCATACAGAAGCTGCAAAAAATAAAATTATGGAAACAGCTTCAAAAAGAGTAATTAATACAAAAACTAATGAGATATTTACATCTATAAAAAATGCTGCTATCAGTATGAATATGAGACCTAATACATTAACAAGAAAACTTTCTGGTATTAGAAATAATGATACAGTATTTAAATTAATTTAAAAAAAGAAAATGCAACTTTTTAACGCACTGCAATTAAAAAATGGAGCAAAGGTAGAACATAACCGTATGTCTACTTTAACTCAACCTATACAGTTTATTCCGCGTAAGGAAAAAAATGATGATTGGTCAGCTCACAATCTTGATTGGCTAGAATGGCAGGGTATGAAGCAGTTACGTAGAAATGCCAGAAGGCTTTCTAAGAACTACAAACTTGCTAAAGGTATTATTGACCGGACAGATTATATTGTAGAAGAGGATGTAGAGTACGCTGAGTTAATTGATGTTCTTACAAAAGAAGATCAGTCAGCATTAGAGTTAAAGTTTTACCCAATTATCCCCAATGTAATTAATGTATTAGTAGCAGAATTTGCTAAAAGAAATACAAGGGTTAGTTTTAGGGCCGTAGATGAGATTTCATACAATGAGTTATTAGAGCAGAAAAGAGCCATGATTGAGCAGAAGCTATTAGCTGATGCTGAACGTAAAATGGTTATGAGTATGATTGAGCAAGGTGCTGATATGGAAGATCCTGAAATCCAGAAAGCATTAGCTCCAGAGAATCTTAAATCATTACCTGAGATTGAGCAGTACTTTAAGAAAGATTATAGATCTATGTTAGAGGAATGGGCAGAACACCAAGCCCGTGTAGATGAGGAAAGATTTAAGATGGATGAACTTGAAGAGAGAGCTTTCCGTGATATGTTAATCACAGATAGAGAGTTCTGGCACTTTAAGATGAATGAGGATGACTATGAGATGGAGTTGTGGAACCCGTTGGTTACTTTCTATCACAAGTCTCCTGATGTAAGATATATCTCTCAGGGTAACTGGGTAGGTAAGATTGAGTTATACACTGTAGCAGATATCATTGACAAGTATGGTTACCTAATGACTGATGATCAGTTACGTTCTATGGAGGCTATTTATCCTACAAGAGCAGCGGGTTATCCTTTACAGGGTTATCAGAATGATGGTTCTTACTATGATGCTACTAAGTCTCATGAATGGAATACTAATATGCCTTCATTACAGTACAGACAGTTTATGTCTACCTGGGAGCAAAATAGTACTGCCGGTAATGATATTGTTAGTTACATTATGTCTGAGTCTGAAGACTATGTAGATTACAAGAATACAGACATGTTACGGGTGGCTCACATTTACTGGAAGTCACAACGTAAAGTAGGACACTTAACTAAGATTGATGAGAATGGTCAAGTTATCCAAGATGTTGTAGATGAGTCATATAAAGTTACTCAGAAACCTATCTATGATACTACACTATTCAAGAATAAGAATAAAGAGAATCTGGTTGCCGGTGAGCATATTGACTGGATTTGGATTAATGAGGTATGGGGTGGCGTAAAGATTGGGCCTAACTATCCTGCATACTTTGGTATGAATAACAACTCTGGTGGTATTAACCCTATTTACTTAGGTATTAATCAGCCAAAACCCGGACGTGTACCTTTCCAATTTAAAGGAGATGCTACACTGTACGGTTGTAAATTACCAGTGGAAGGATCCGTATTCTCAGATAGAAACACTAAGTCTACATCTTTAGTAGATTTAATGAAGCCTTACCAGATTGGTTATAACATTGTAAATAACCAAATTGCTGATATCCTTGTAGATGAGTTAGGTACAGTGATCATGTTAGATCAGAATGCTTTACCTAGACATTCATTGGGAGAAGATTGGGGAAAGAACAACTTAGCAAAAGCCTACGTTGCAATGAAGAACTTCCAGATGTTACCATTGGATACATCCATCACTAACACTGAGAATGCTCTTAACTTCCAACACTATCAGGTATTAAACTTGGAACAGACACAGCGTTTGATGTCTAGAACTCAATTGGCTAACTACTTTAAGCAGCAGGCATTTGAGGTAATAGGTATTACACCACAGCGTCTTGGAGAACAAGTGGAACAAGCTACAGCTACCGGTGTAAGAATTGCTGTATCAAACTCTTATGCACAAACAGAGACATACTTTATTAATCACTGTGATTACTTAATGCCTCGTGTACATCAGATGCGTACAGACTTAGCCCAGTTCTATCAGTCAACCAAACCATCTATCAGATTGCAGTACATTACTTCTACTGATGAGAAAGTTAACTTTGAGATGAATGGTACTGACTTATTGCTCAGAGACTTTAATATCTTCTGTACAACCAAAACTAATCACAGAGCTACTCTGGAACAGTTAAAGCAATTGGCTATCACAAACAACACCGCAGGTGCCTCTATCTATGATTTAGGTAATATCATGAAGGCTGAGTCTATTGCAGAGGTTACACATATCCTTAAATCAGCTGAAGAGAAACAAAATGCTCAACGTCAGCAAGAAATGCAACAACAACAAGCTATGCAAGAACAAGCTTTACAAGCTAAGTCTCAAGAAGCTATGATGAAGATGCAGTTTGAATCTGAGGAGAATGAGAAGGATAGACAGAATGATATTGTTATTGCTGAGATTAGAGCTGCTGGTTATGGATCTACTGTAGATATTAACCAAAACCAGCAATCTGACTATCAAGATGCTATCAGAGATATCCGTAAGAGTGAAGAGTTTCAGCAGCAAATGGATTTAAAGAAAGAATCTGCTAGTACTCAAAAAGCTATGAACATGGATAAGATGGCAATTGAGCGTGAAAAGCTAGCCTCACAAAGAGAGATAGCTAATAAACAATTAGAGATAGCAAGAACTAATAAAACTCAGTACGAGATTAAACAAGAAAATAATAAAAAGAAATAATGGTATTTATATATGTTTTAAAAGATCCTACTACTTTAGAAGTAAAGTATGTAGGTAAAACAGCAACCACTATTCAAAAACGTTATTCTCAACATAAACACAATTGGAAAAGAAAAGTAGGAAGATTAAATAGATTAAATAGTTGGATTAAAAATTTAGCTAAATCTAATATGCTTCCTCTAATTGAAGTTATAGATGAGGTAGATGACAATTCTTGGATTGAAGCTGAAAGAGGTTATATACGTTTATTTAAAAGTATAGGTTGTAATTTAAAAAATCATACTATGGGTGGAGAAGGAACTTGTGGTTATAAAATGTCTAAATCCTCCATTGTTAAAAGAAATAATACACTTAAAACATCTAATGCATGGGCTAAAAAGAATATAGAGCATTCTAATATTATGAAAGAAAAACATGCAGAAGGAAGTGTTAAGTTTGGTTATGGACATTTACCAGTAGAAAAACGCATAGAAATTGGAAATAGACATTCTGAAAAGATGAAAGAAAATTTTAGTAAAAATCCAGAATGCTTAAATAGAATGATTTCTAAAATTAAAAAACCTGTAGCAAGTTTAAAAGAAGATGGTTCAGAAGATAAGTTTTTTGAATCTGCTACAGCAGCTGCAAGATTTTATAATATTGCAAATACACATGTAACTAGGGTCTGTAAAAATAAGTCTAAAAGCACACATGGACTATATTTTAAGTATGCCTAATAATAAAAACAAATACGATAAGCCAGAGAAGGGTAAGAAGTAATAGCCTTATATTACAAGAAATACAGCTTTAAAAACAAATTTTTAAAGTTTATAAAAAGTAATATATTATATTCTTAATGTACAGTACAAAATAAAATAACCAACTATATGAGTGAAACCAAACCAACTGAGCAAACCACCGTACAACAAGTAGATATCAACATTGATGATATCTTCGGTGGAGCTCCGGGAGCAGATAGTATTGTGCTTCCATCAGAGGAAGAAAAGAAGCCACACTTCTTCTCTACCCCTAAAACAGATTTAACGTTCTTAGACAGACAAGAGGAGGATGAAGATGGCAACATCAAACCTGCAACTCAATCTACTGAAGAGGTTCTTAATGAGTTAACCGATGGGGTTAATGATTTATTAGACCAAGATGAGGAGTCACCCAAAGGAGGTAGACCTAAAGTAGATAAGAGTGGTATGGTAGAAACCTTCTCTAAACTAATTGAAGAGGGTTTATTAATTGGCTTTGAAGATGATAAGTCAATGGATGAATACTCTCTTAAAGATTGGAAGGAGCTCTTGCAAGCTAACTTTGAAGAAAAGGAGCGAGCAATTAGAGAGCAAACTCCAAAAGAGTTCTTTGAAGCACTTCCTGAAGAACTTCAGTATGCTGCTCAGTACGTAGCTAATGGTGGTACAGATCTTAGAGGTTTGTTCGGTGCATTAGCACAAGTAGAAGAGGTACGTGGTCTAGATCCTACAGATGAGATGGATCAAGAACAGATTGTACGTTCTTACTTGCGTGCTACTGGGTTTGGTAATGATGAAGAAATTGATGAGGAGATTGTAACTTGGAAAGACTTAGGCAAGTTGGAACAACAAGCTAATAAGTTTAAACCAAAGTTGGATAAGATGCAAGAGTCTATTGTAGCCCAAAAGATTGCTGAACAAGAGCAAATGAAGGCACAACAGGAGCAAGCAGCAGCTGCGTATATGGATAACGTATATGAGGCTCTTAAACCCTCTGAATTGGCAGGTATTAAGTTGGATAAGAAAACCCAGTCTATGTTATATGCTGGTCTTGTACAACCTAACTATCCTTCTATTTCAGGAAGAAACACAAACCTATTGGGTCATTTGTTAGAGAAGCATCAATTTGTAGAACCTAACTACCCATTAGTAGCTGAAGCACTATGGTTATTGGCTGATCCAGAAGGATATAAGTCAAAGATTATGGAGCAAGGTAAAAACAAAGTGGTTGAAAACACTGTAAGGCAACTTAAAACAGAGCAGTCTAGAAAGATTTCTAGTACTATGCCTGAAGAAAAAGAGGAGCCTAAACAGCGTAAGATCCCAAGACAAACAAACATTTTTAAACGCTTTTAACAACACAAACAAACAAATAAATAAATAATTATGGCAACTCCAGTTTTAAACAATGGTATATTTCTGCGTGATACCAGCTACCAAGCTAGTTCTCACGTAGATTCATACCACCTCGTAAACATGCTGAAAAGCAGTGAACCAATGGATTTAGGTCCAGTAGACATTTGGGCTATGGCTCAAAAGGTTGAAATGCCTTTGTACCAGTTTTCTAGCTTTGGTGGCAAAAACATTATCAATGTAGACAACGCTCGTGGAGAGTACAAGTGGCAGGTTCCTGTTGCTCAAGATCTTCCTTATGTTGTTCTTGATGTAGATACTACCAATACTACTAAAGGTATTGATGGTACTAACTTCCAAATCAAATTGAACAAGCGTGTATTTGGTCATGGTGACATCGTTACTTATGATAAGTACAACGGTTTGGAAATGTACATCACTGCTGATGATATCATCCCAACTGGTGATGGTTTCATCTACACTGTTCAATTGGTAAACAACAGCAATGGTGTTTCTTTGGACAACAAATACTTGGCATCTGGTACTAAGTTCTTCCGTAAAGGTTCTGCTCGTGGTGAATACGGTGAGCGTTTCTCTGATATCGGACAGTATGGTGCTGGTTTCCGTGAATTCTACAACTATGTAGGTGGTGCAGAAGCTCACGTACACTATTCAATCTCTTCTCGTGCAGATTTGATGTTGAAGGGTGGTTTGAACGCTGATGGTACAATTCCTGTAACTGAAATCTGGCGTAACTTTGACAAGACTATGGATCCTTCAGTTACTAGCTTGGAGTCTATGGTACAAACTATGGGTAAAGATGCAGTTAAGCGTGCATTTGACAATGGTAACTTGACCCGTACTTTCTTGACTACAATGGAAGCAGCTCACTTGACTAAAGTAGCTAATGACATTGAGACCTACTTGATGTGGGGACAAGGTGGTAAGATTAAGCAAGATGGTCCAGATGATATCCGCTTATCAGTGGGTCTTTGGAAGCAGTTGGATAACAGCTTTAAGCGTGTATACAACAAGTCTAGCTTTAACTTGGATTTGTTCAAGTCTGAGATTTATAACTTCTACTTGGGTAAGGTTGACTTCCAAGGTCCAGATCCTAAGCGTCAGTTGATTGTACAAACTGGTATGGGTGGTATGAAGTTGGTTAACGAGGCTATCAAGAAAGAGGCTATCCAATCTGGTATGATCATCAATGCTCAAGAAATTGGTGCTATTACTGGTAAAGGTATGGACTTGAACTTTGGATTTGCTTACACCAGCTATGTAATTCCTTTCTTGGCTAACGTTAAGTTTGTATTGAACCCTGCATTTGACAACTTACACACTAACGATATTGAAAACCCCTTGATTGATGGTTTCCCATTGAGTTCTTATAACTACATTATCTTTGATATCACTGATAACGTAAATGATAACATCTTCATGTTGAAATTGTCTTGGGATAATCAATTGAAGTGGTTCTACCAAAATGGTACTATGGATTACATGGGACGTACTCAAGGCTTCCAAAGCTCTGGTCAGTTCAATGGATACCGTGTATACATGAGTCAGACCATGCCAGCCATCTGGGTGAAGGACCCGACCAAAGTATTGAAGATAGTAATGCGTAACCCAATTACGGGCGGATCGTTCTGATGACTAAATTTTGTTGGATTTCTAATAACATTGTTGTATATTTGTACTGATGTACAAGACAACAAATACTAAAAAAGAAGAAATCCAAAGGTTGTATGATGAGGGAGTGATGCTTACTGAAATATGTAAGCTCACTTCTTCCTCTCAACCAACTGTTAAAAAAGTCTTACTATCTTGCGGTATAGACTATGATGCAGAAAGAAAGAAAGCAAGAGAAAAACAATTACAAGAGGTTATAGAATTATATAACCAGGGTAAGTCTCAACTTTATATAGAGACTACACTTAAACTTACCCGGAAAACAATTAGAGAATTACTTAAAGAAGCTGGTGTAGAATACAGAGATAAATCTCAACAACAGCATATTAACAATAACACTGAAATTAATCATCATGCTTTTGATGAATTAACCCCTGAAGTTTTATACTGGATAGGTATGTTATTTACAGATGGGCATATAGAACAAAAAAAAGAGGCATCTATAGATCTTACACTACACAATAATGATATAGATCACTTATATAAGTTTAAAGAGTTCTTAGGTAGTAGCCGGGATATTAAACAAAGTAATGGAGATTGTTCTAGATTAAGAGTTAACTCTAAACCACTTAGAGATAGACTTGTAGAACTAGGCTTTACACATAATAAAAGTACAAGTATAGCACCTCATGAATTATTAAAAGATTCCCGTGATTTTTGGCGTGGATGTATAGATGGTGATGGTGGTGTTTATTGGAGAAAAGATAATACTGGTCATATTACATTATGTGGTACACTAGAAACAATTTTTGAATTTGCAATATTTTGTAATAAGTATGCCGGTGTAAAAGATAAGTATCCTACTAAATCTAATGGTAAAAATTTATACCAGATATCTTATTATGGAAAAGATGCTAGAAAAATAGCTACTTACTTATACAAAGACTCTACTGTATACCTACAACGTAAATATGATACTTACCGGGACTTTTTAAATTTTTCAGAGGAAGAACTAGTTTGATAATAACAAATATATTAAGTATATTATAATAGAAGAGTACTATTATGCCATTAGAGAGATTCATACCTAAATCACCAGATCCATTCATTAGAAATAGTCAGGATTTTGAAGTGGCTAAATTTGGCCATCTTAATACTATTATTGAGTATGTTAATACATATGTAGCAGCTGATAGTTTACAATTAGCTGGGACTGGTCCATTAACATCTACTGCAAGATACATTACTGACTCTTTAGGTAACGCTAGTTCTCTTGCTATTAGTAGTGGAAATATTGGTATTGGAACTACTACACCAACATCTAAACTAACAGTATTCGCGTCTGGAATTCATACTACGTTAGGAGATTCTACTGCAAGTTCTCTAGCATATATAAAAACTATCGGTTCGGATTTTTACATAGGGTCATCTGGTACTTCTCGTTTTGGATTTGCAGCAAATGATGCAGGACTATTTATGCACTTAGGAATTAACAACATACCTTTGGTAGTCGGCACTTATAATGGTACTCCTTTGGTATTTGGTACTAATAATTTTGAAACGGCTAGGTTTGACGTTAGTGGAAATTTTGGTATAGGAACAAGTAGTATATCGGCTAAATTACAAATCAAAGGTAGTGGCTCAACTTCTGCTACCACCTCATTATTAGTTCAGAATTCAAATGCTTCTGCTTTATTACAAGTTAAAGATAACGGGTATGTTGAAATAACCAATAGTAATAATATTAATATTCCTTTCCAGGTACAACAAGGGAATTTAAAAGTATACCCTAATTTTGATAGTGGTGTTAATGCTTTAACATTAGAAACAAATGCAGCATACGGTAATAGAGTAACTTTTTATAATACAGGCTACGGTAGTACTTACCACATAGGACAAGCGTATTATGCAAATAGACTAGCAGTTTACGATAACAACTACACAGAACTTACATCTTGGGACTTAGCCAACATGAGGGTAGGTATTGGAACTTCTACACCATTTGCACTATTAACAGTTGGTGGACAAAGTAGTTTTTATTCTGTACAAAGTGCAGGTGTAGGTGCTGATTTTTTTTATAGCGATATAAACCCAAATCTTACAGCAGGTGCAAATAACCAAATAGTTTCTTTATTACGTTTACGAGATAGGGGACAAGCCAATACAGGTGGTTTTACGGGTACTCAAAGATTGTCTTTGATTATGGAAAACGTAGCAGGTGGTCAATTTCCTTTTCAGTTGTTTAGCGAATCAGGGGCATTACGTGTTGGTTTTTCTTCTGTTGCCACACCTACTGCATTAGTTCATATTCAAGGTCAAGGTTCAACGGCAGGTAGTACATCACTTTTGATTCAGAATAGTTCGGCAACGCAAGTATTTAAGGTTGGGGATGAAGGTCTAGTACAAATTGGTCGTACAGATTTCATAAATTGGTCATTTTTTTCTAACACACTTAGTGTAAATAGTTACGCATTTATTGGAAGTAACAATGGTACTATTATATCTACGGGTGCTTTAAGTGGTGGTGTTCATGGAAATAACAACGGAGGAAAAGTTTCAGATAGTGATATTTCAATTCCACAAGTAGCGTCTGCGGTTCTTGAAGTATCATCCACAACCAAAGGATTCCTACCACCACGTATGACTACTACTCAACGTACAGGAATTGTTTTACCAGCAGCTGGTCTTATTGTATATGACACTGACACTAATAAATCTTACACTTATGATGGTACTGCATGGCAGGCACATTGGTAATAATAAATAAAAAAATATAAAATAATATGATTAACAAATTTGTTCCTTTATCTCCAGATCCATTTTTGAATAGTGATCCCGATATGTCTTTGGCCAAGTTTGGTCATATCAATGCTATTGTAGAATATATTAATAACAGTGGCGGATTAAAATTATCCGGGGATGGTTTAATATCTGGTATAATAAAAACTGTACTAGATCCTGCTGGAAATACTACACCTTTAAGAATGTCTAGTTCTTCTATTACCAACTATGGTGGTGGATCTATTACTAGTAATACAGCATTTGGAACAGATGCTTTATTGAGTAATACTACAGGTGTAGAGAATACTGCTATAGGATATCAAGCATTGAAGAGTGTTACAACAGGAGGTTACAATCATGCTTCAGGTGCTTACGCTTTGAACTTAAACACTACAGGTTCAGAAAACAATGCAGTAGGTACTTATGCTTTAGGTTTGAATACGACAGGAAGTTTTAATAGTGCTAATGGTAGTAGTGCTTTGTATAACAACACTACAGGAAATTCAAATACTGCTACAGGTACAAACTCTTTGTTTTACAATACAACAGGAACTCAAAATACAGCAAGTGGTTTTGAATCTTTGTATAACAATACAACAGGTAATTACAATACATCAATAGGTCATAGGTCTTTATTATCAAACCTATCAGGTTCAAATAATACTGCGTTGGGTTATGTATCTTTATTTAATAATACCGCAAATAACAGTTCGGCTGTGGGCGCTTATGCTTTATATAGCAATACCACGGGGGGTAACAATAGTGCGTTTGGATATTCATCATTGTATTTTAACTCAACGGGTTTTCAAAATACTGCATTTGGTGGCAATTCTGCAACATCTAATACAACGGGTAGTGGTAACACGGCTATAGGATATTTTGCATCAATTTGGAATGCTACTGGTAGTGATAACGTAGCAGTAGGTAATACTGCTTTGCAAGGAGTAAGTGGTCAATCTTCAAGTCAAAACGTAGCAGTAGGTAGTACCGCCTTACGTGTTAATACTGTTTCTGGTAATACAGCCGTTGGATATCAAGCAGGACGTAATAATTCTACTGGTAATAATCTTACAGCTTTAGGAAATTCAGCATTATTTAGTAATACTACAGCAAATTCTAATACGGGTATTGGTTCATATACATTAAATGCTACTACTACTGGTGGTGCAAATACAGCTACCGGAGATAGTGCTTTACGTTTAAATACCGGAGGTTCTTTAAATGTTGCTTATGGTGTTGATAGCTTACGTAGTAATTTAACTGGTAATAATAATACAGCTTTAGGAACATCAGCATTATATTCTAATACAACCTCTAATAATACTGCAGTCGGCTATCAAGCAGGGTATAGTACAACAACAGGTGACGTAAACACATCTGTTGGTCATAGTTCTTTAAGAGACAACACCACAGGTAGGGGTAACGTATCAACGGGTTATCAGTCAATGCTACAAAACACATCGGGTTCTTACAACGCTGCTTTTGGTTACATTGCTCTCCAAGCCAATACAGGAGATAATAATACTGCGATGGGAACTCAAGCCCTATTCTTTAACGCTGCCTCAAACAACACCGCAGTAGGCTTCGCAGCAGGGTATAATAATACGAGTGGGGATGTAACGGCTTTTGGATATCAAGCACTATATGCCAACACAACAGGTGTTAGTAATACAGCGTTTGGACATTTGGCTTTAAATTCAAATGTTAGTGGTAGTGGAAATACAGCAATGGGTAAACAAAGTTTACAACTTTCTACCAATTTCAACAATACTGCATTTGGATATCAAGCACTAAGTAACCTAACAACAGGAGCAGGGAATACAGCAATAGGAAGAACGTCAGGAACGGGTATAACAACAGGAAACAATAATCTTTTATTAGGTTATGGAGCAACAACATCTTCTCCAACCGCATCAAATGAAATTTCTTTTGGTAGTGCAACGGTTAACGCAGGTGCAATTGATACAGCAGCAGTAACTCCTACACAAAGATGGAAAGTAAGAATTAACGGAGTAGACTATTATATTGCTCTACAACCAGTATAATAAATAAAAACAAAAACAATATAAAATATAAAATTATGACAACTTATAATTGGACAATTACTAATCTCTACACAAAGACTGTAGATGGATTACAAGATTACGTAGTAACTGCTATGTTTGATGTTACCGGAGTAGATGGTGAATTTTCAGCCTCTGTAAATGGTAGCCAGATGTTTACTGTAAAAGAAGGACAAGAGTTTATTCCTTACGCAGAATTAACCCCAGAAATTGTTACTGAGTGGATTAAAGAAGAGTTAGGAGAGAATGGTATTCTTTCTATTACTGCTTGTATTGATGGCCAGATTGAGTCACAAAAAAATCCTCCAGTAGTGCCACAAAACACACCTTTGCCTTGGGCATAAGGAATATATTTAGTATATTATAATAGATAAATAAAATGGCAATTGGAAAATTTGTTGTGTTAAACCCTGATAGATGGGTTACTGGTGTAGGTAAAACTGCTGCTGATAGTACTCAAGCACGTTTTGGTCACTTAAACCGGATTGTTGATTATATCAATGAGCACGTAGAAGAAAAAATGTTACGTACTATTAGCTTAGGTAGTGGTGCTACTGCAGAATTGTTTAGAGAAACTGATCCAGTTTTGTTATCAATTCCTGCAACCTCTTTCTTAGTAGGAGCTACTAACTACTTAGTACCTGTTAGTAATAACTGTGCTTGGTCTGTTAATGTAGACTTTACCGCTGTATGCTCTACAGCTGGTGGCACCGTAGCATTAGGAGATTCTTTCTTAGGTAAGTATACTGTATTGTTCAAACGTGTAAATGGTACTGCTTCTGTAGTAGGTATTAACGGAGCAGTAACTGTAGCTGATGCAAGTATGGAAACTTCTCAGGTATTATTTACTGCTGGTGCATCTCAAGATTTCCGTATTCAGTTTCAAGCTCCTAGCACTGCTAGTGGAACAGGCTTTAAATTGAGGGCGGATGTATATTTCACTGAATTAACTTTCTAATATCATGTCAAATTTTTCATTACAAATTGGTGATGGTAGTGTAAAGAATGGTGCTGCCAGAGGTGCTGATTCAATTGATTTACAATTAACCCGTACAACTCCATATCAAGTTGCATCTGGAAGAGGTTCTATGATTGTAGGTGGTGCTAATAACACTGCCAATGGATTATATGCTGCCGTAATGGGTGGATATGGTAATACTAGTACCGGTACTTATGCCGTTACAGGTGGTGCTGGTAACATTGCTAGTGGTGAATCATCATTAGCATTAGGTGCTGGTAATGAAGCAACTGCTCAAGGTTCTGCAGCAATTGGATTAGAAAATAATGCAAATGCCCAAGCATCTATTGCAATTGGTAATGGTAATACAACTGCTGCTATCAGTAGTGCCATTATTAACTCTGTAGGTTCTGCAACATTTAGCACAGCTCCTTATTCTACTATTATTGGTGGTGCTGGTGGATTATCATATTTGCCTGGTCAATTAATTACTAACCCCCGTTCTCAATATGGTGGTGGTGGTACTTTCCAAGTAAGTGAGTTATTGGTATTCCGTGAAGTATCTCAATCAGCCGGTGCATTTAGTTCAATTCAATATACATTGGATGGTTTACCTCCAGCAGTAACTAATGAATTAATTATTAATTCAGCTAACAAAGTATGGCAGGTTGTATCTGAGTGGATGTTGATTAACCAGACTACTAGTCAAGTAGTTGTAGGTAAAGATTTAGTAGTTGTACATAAAGTAGGTGGAGTTGTAAGATTAGTTACTTCAACTAACATTAGTAAAGCTGGAGATTTTTCTATGACTTCTGTTTGGAATGCTGCTTACAATACAGCCAATGATATGTCTGTAACTATGATTCCTACTGGTGGTTCTTCACTTGGTACTACTATCTTCCGTGGATCTGCAAAACTTACTATTACAGAATTAAAATCTAACTAATATGGGAAATTATGTACTTACTCCTAATAAAGGAAATGCTCGCGGTAATTATGCAGTAGACTTTAACTTTGTTAAAACAGCTGCAGATATGGTTGCTAGCGGTTATGCTTCTATCTTAATTGGTGGTGGTGATAATAAAGCTGGTGCTAGTTACGCCTCAGTAATGGGTGGATTTAATAACGTTGCTAATGGAGAAGCAAGTACAGTAGTTGGAGCATATAATGAATGTGATGGTGCAAATTCATTTGTATTTGGTTACTCAAACAAATCAAGTGCTTTTACATCATTTCTAGGTGGTAGTTATAATCAGTTAAAAGGTAATTATCATTTTGCATTTGGTGAAAATGGTATTATGCTTAATGATTTAAATAGGCATAGTACTATTCTTAACTGCCAAACATACTACATTGGTACAGATTCTAGTGATGGTGATGCTCAAGCTCCTACTACTGCAATCTTTTCTGGTGGATTTGCTTGGCCAGTACATGAAGGTGAGCAAGTAAGAAACTCACGTTTTTATGAAGCAATTGGATTATTAAAAGCTGTTCAACATTCTGTTATTACCGTATTCTATGAAGGTATTGCAACAAATAGCGTACCTGCTAAATTACAAACAAATGGTGATATGGCTAATATTCCTGATTTAGGAAAAGATTTAACTATGTTGCATGATCGTAATCCTGTTACTGGTGCACCCGTTCCTATGGCTTGGTCATTAAATGTAAACTGGGTTGCTATTGATTTAGTAAACAACAGAGTAATCACTGGTGAAGATACAGTAATGGTTAACCGTGTAAATAGTGCTGGTGGAGTTATCTTTAGTGTAGAGAGTGATCCTATTGCAAAAGCGGGTGATGCCTCATTAAACTCTTCAGTAGTATTATATGCAACTTCAACATTGTATCCTAACTCAATTACTATTAGGTTTAGACCTAGTTATTCTTCTAATTACCGTGTAGCAGCTAGAGTTCAGATGTTACAAGATATCTCAAACCCTGTATAATATAAATAAAATGATAAACAAATTTGTCCCCTTATCTCCTGATCCATATTTAAACACTGACGCTGATATGTCATTGGCCAAATTTGGTCACATTAATACTATTGTTGATTATCTAGCAGATAGTTTAAAACTAGCAACAACTGGTCCGTTAACTGCAACTCTTACACCAATAATGGATGCATATGGTAATTTAACTAGTCTTAAATTATCTATTAATTCAGCTCAGTTTACAAGTCCATTACGCATTACTACAGATGATATTAGTGCAATGTATTTGGATATTGAAGATGGTAGTGCAACTAACCGTTTTAATATCACTAGAGTTCCTTCATCTCAGCAAGTAAACTTAAACTTTGCCTCTAATCCAGTTGGTAGTACTACTATTGTAGGTGGTATTAGAACCTATGTAGATGGTATTAATTTAAGTGATGTTGTAACATTTAGAGAGGATGGTCTAGTAAATATTTTAAAATTGGGTATTACCAGTTTACCAAATAGTTCTGCCGGATTACCTTCAGGTTCTTTATGGTATGATCCTGCTGCAGGAAATGCTATAAAGTATGTACCATAAATTTAAATTAAATAATCATGCCTTTAGAAAGATTTATCCCTTTATCACCAGATCCTTATATCACTAAAGATAGTGATATGAAACTGGCCCAGTTTGGTCATTTGAATACTATTGTAGATTATTTAAATGGTACATATGCTTTAACTGATATAAAGATTGCCGGTATTAATAATACACCGGGTTATATTGATTTTTCAGCTAATCCTTCTGGATCTACTACTGCTGTGGGTGCAATTCGCACGTATCAAGATGGAACAAATCTGTTACCTACGTTAACATTTATTGAAAGTGGTGATGTTTACCAAAGTAAATATAGCGGTGGAATTAATAACATATTTATACAAGACAACGCAGGTGTAAATATGCCCAATGGGACAGGTGTTTATCAAGGTGACTACGTTGGTCGCAGAAATGGTGCAACAGCAACATTGTTTAGACAAGCATTAACGTATAATGGAGATGGAACTACACGTAGAGGTAAATATTCTATGAGTGTTGCGGAAAGTAGTGGTTTTGGTTCTTATCAATTTGTTTTAACACAATATGGAAACTTAAAAGTAAATATATCGGGTCATGGTGCAGGTAGTTATATTGACGATGCTATTAGCCCAACCACTGCATATAATATACACGCAGGTAATATAATAAATACAATAGGTAGTACATTACCATTGCTTTCTTTAGACGTTAATGGATTGACAAAACACGTTTTCCAAACCAATGGTAACGTATCATTTAACAACACTGCGGATATGGCGGCTATTGTTGGCATCAAAGGCAGTGGATCTACCTCAGCTACTATTTCTTTATTAGTGCAGAATAGTGCAGGTAATACTGCGTTTCAAGTAAAAGATGATTTGAACGCTAATTTTCAAGGTAGAATACAAATTGAATACGATAAAATTTCATTTTTGGGCAGTCCATCAAATACATACATAGAACAATCATTAGGTTTAGGTATTGGTTTTTATTCTGCTGCTGTATCTAATCAGATAATGATTAATGCACAGCCTAAAATAATCGTAAAAGATACAGGTGCATCACGGGCGAGTACATTGATTGTAGGTCATAACGTACCTACTACGGATGCTGCTGATGTAAGTGCATTGTTAGAAGTTAGGTCTGATGCTACTTATCTAAAAGGCTTCCTACCACCAAGAATGACAACAGCACAAAAGAACTTAATTGCAAGTCCAGCTATTGGTCTTCAAATATTTGATACCGATCTTAATAGACCTTGTTTTTACAATGGTGCATGGGTAACATTATAATCAATTAAAACAAAAAAATAAATATATTTACAACATGAAAGCTCTAAAAATTAATGCCCCCGTAAACTTAAATACCGGTGCAACTTTAGCCTCTGGTTCTTTAGTAGTTATTACTGAAGGATTAGCTCAAGTATTCACTACCAAAGAAGGTAGCATGAATGCTCAAATTGTTAACGCTGTATACACTAGTGTAGAAGCATTTGAATCTGGTAAAGCCGCTGTATCAGGTATTGCTGATTTTAACCCAGCAATGTATGGTCTTTCTTTATCTGTAGAAGATTACAGCACTAAGACTGCTGAAGCTCTTTTAGTAGATACAGTAGAAGCCCAGTTGGAAGCAATTTACCCCGGTAGTGTAGAAGAAGTGGATGTTACTCCTTATGTAGCTCCAGCTGAATCTGCTGAGTAATTTTTTACTAACCCGGTGGTACGCCTGCAAATAGAGCTCGTAACTCTTACCGGGTACAAATAACAAGATAATGGCTTTAGAAAGATTTATACCAAAATCCCCGGATATGTTTATCCGTAATAGTCAAGACTTTGAAGTAGCAAAGTTTGGGCATTTAAATACTATTGTAGAGTACATTAATAACAACTCTGCTAAACCAGCCGGGCTTAATGGTTATGTACAATTTAATGATAATACTGCATTAGGTGGTGACGCTGGATTATTCTGGGATAATGTAAACAAAAGACTAGGAGTAGGAACAGTTACACCACTTGCTCCATTAAACGTTTATAATAGTAGTGCTTCTGTTAGTAATCTTCTTTTACTTGAACAAGATACGTCTGCTACTATTGGTCAAATAATTAATTATCGTAAAAATGGAAGTGTAAATTTAACAAATGGTACTGAAATAGGTCGTTTAGCATTTGGTGGATATTTTAATTCTACCTATAGTCCACCTTCGCAAACTTGTTCTGCAATTTATGGTTATTATGGAGGTACGGGAACAGATAGAGTAGGTGGTTTACGATTAGTTACTTGGAATGGCGGTGGACTAACAACACGTTTACAAGTTGCCCCCGATGGAAAAATAGGCATTGGAACTACTATTGCTACTGCTAAATTAGAAATTCTTGGAGAAGGCTCAACTTCTGCTACTACTGCATTACGAGTACAGAATAGTGCAGGAAATGCTGCTTTAACAGTACGTGATGACTTATATGTATTTGGAGGTAGTCGTGTTTATAGCACAGGCAATATGTATATGGATGGAAGTATTGGTTTATTGTTTTCTGCTTGGGGTCAATTACAATTACAAGGAGCAAGTTATGTTCAGATAAACAACGATACCTTAAGGGCAGGTAGTCAAAACTTTACTTTTCAGAATACTAGTTTTAGTCCTAACAATGTTACTAACTCAAACTTACGATTAGTTGGTAACTCAGCTGGTTTTACAAATGGTGGTGCAGGTGGAACAAGTGTAGGTAATGTATTAGAAATCCCTATTGATATTGCTACTTCAATAGGAAATGTAACATTAAATCATATTAATATTAACGGAGTAGTAAATACTACAGCAGGTACAACTTTACAACGTGGATTTTATTACAACCCTACGTTAACAGGTACTGTTGGATTTACTCACCGTGCTATTGAGACAGTTACAGGTGATGTATTACTTGCTACTACAAGTGGTAGAGTGGGTATTGGTACTAGTGCACCAACTGAAAAACTAACAATAGACAGTGGTAATTTGTTATTTACAACAACGGGAAATTCTGAAATTTATGGTTTGCGAAATGGTGTAAATCAAGATACACGAATAATAATAAATAACCAATCAACGGGTGGTCTACATTTGGGTGCTAAATATGGCAATCCAACGGGTTGTATTTATTTTGAATGTGGTTTGGGTGTATATACTGAAAGAATGCGTTTAACACCAAATGGCAGTTTACTTATTGGAACAACAACAGAGACAGCACGTTTACAAGTACAAGGTTCAGGAGCTACATCGGGCACTACATCTCTTTTGGTGCAGAATAGTTCTAATACACAATTATTAAAAGTTAGAGATGATAATTATATTGAATTATCTAATACTGTATATGTAAGACAATCGTCACCAGGTGGATTTGCTGTAAATATACAAGGCGGACCATGGAATGGAACGGTAGGTTTACTGGTTAACTCTACTGCTAATCCTATTGTAGCAATATCAAATTTAGGTGCTGACGCAAGCAATCCAAATGGTGCTTCTATTTATGCTGCTGGTGGTGCTATTGCAGGTTTGAAAAGTATTGGAATTTTATCTAATAGAGCAATAATTAGTTCTGGAAACGCTTACGTTATGGATGATTCTGCAATGCTTGAAGTGCTAAGTACAACACAAGGATTCCTCCCACCCCGAATGACAAACGCACAACGTTTGCTTATTGCTACCCCTGCTGTCGGTCTTATGGTTTATTGCACAGATGCAGTAGAAGGTCTTTACGTATACAAATCTACAGGATGGACTTTTGTAGCATAATTAATAACTATATTTGAATAATAAAAACCAACCAAATAACAATATAAACCAAATGAGTGTAACAATTGTAGACAGGTATCCCCAAAACAAAAAAGGTACCTTGAGTATTAAATCTTACTTTGATTCCAATGTTAGTAACATGGGATTAGAGTCTTATGGTCTTTCTCTCTTTGATGGTGTATTCCATGAAGAGCAACTAGCTTGTCTAGAGATTAACGGTATTAAGCGTTATCTTACTGGACTTAATGAGTTTGCTCCTGAAGTGAAATTCTTACCAGATGTAGATAGAGAAGCTAAGATTAAAGAGATCCGGAAAGTAGTATCTCAATTAGAAAAAGAATTAGCAGCTAACGTTGTTAATCCTGATGATGCAGAATTCTGGAACAAGATTAAATTACTTAGACCAGATAATGATGATTTCTGGAGTAAGATTGTAATTAGGGTGGGTAATGATCCTCTTTATTTAGATCCTGCTACAGATCCTTATGATCTTATTAAACTATATGCTATTGAAGCACATGGTTTTAGCATTGTAGCTAAGTCATATGATGAGGCTAGAAAGATGTCTAAACCCCCTAAGTTCTATCTAGATAAGATGGAAGAAACTGTTACTATTAAAACTGAGACTAAGAAAACCCGGAACAAAGCTCTTTCTGAATTACAGAAGATGTTTGATAAGAATCAAACTAAGTTGTTCTATGTTGCTAAGATCATTGACATTGATAGTGCACAGTATAAGAAGTCTACACCTAATGATATTATCTATGATAACATGGATAAATATATTAACGGGGAAAGTGTAGAAAGAGATAAGAAGAAGTGTGCAGAAAGATTCTTGGATATTGCTGAGAATGATTTGACCACTTTAAAATTGCGGGCTATTGTAAGAGATGCCAGTACTTATAAGTATATTGTTACTAAGTCAGATGGATTTGTTTATCACTTAGCAAGCAGTACTATGTTAGGTAAGACATCTAGTGATGTAGTAGAGTTCTTGAAGAATCCTCTTAATCAAGATGTAGCTGATGCAATTATTAATAAAGTAGAACAACACTGGAAATAATACTATCATGGCAACTAAAAAAGCAAGCAAACCTAATTTCTCTAAACCCGTACCAAAGGGTAGCCCAACCGGACGTGAATCATCTATGATGGGTGGTTACATGAAAATGGGTGGTATGGTTAAGAAAACTGTGGTTAAGAAAAAGAAGTAAAAACTAGGGGGACTAATAATCCCCCTACTACCTATTATGAATAACTCTATACTACAACTAAAAGTTAAGCAAAGGCTTAATAAGCTAGACTCTAATGATTATGATAATCTAGAGGCATGGCAGATTATTGAAGCTTTCAACAAAGCCCAGATTGAATGGGTTAGGAGACAATTACATGGTGGTAACCAGTACAGAGAAGGTGATGAGGGTTCTAAAAGAAGGATAGATGATTTACAGTTATTGTTAACTCAAACTCCTTTAGCCGGTACACAGCTTACTATGTACTATGAAACCACAGATCTACCTGCTGATTACTTAGAGTATAAGCGTGTAAGCACTTATGCTAAAACAGATTGTTGCAAAGCTGATAGTATGACTGTATACTTAGCTGAAGAAGCTAACGTAGATGAGTTATTGGATGATGACTTTAGAAAACCTAGTTATGAATGGGGAGAAACCTTCTGTACTATTATGGGTAACAAGATCCGGATTTACACAGCAAATGAATTTGATGTGGTAAATGCTACTCTTACCTATTACAGAAGACCCCGGTATATCCAGATTGTAAACTCTATTGATCCATATACAGGTAATCTTTCCCTTGCTGATGTTACATGTGAGTTTAAAGATGATATTACAGAGTTACTCATTGATGAAGCCGTAAGTATTCTTGCCGGTGACATTGAGTCTGTAAATCAGTTTGCACGTGGTTCTCAAAATGCTGATAGAAATAATTAATCATGATACAAAAATTACAACGTCCTTCTACTGGTGCTCATAAAGCAATGGCAGAACTTATTTATGAGATGCTACATGCATCTACTAAAGTTCACATTGCTCATTTACTAAGCACTAGCTATTCTGCTCATATAACTATGGGTGAGTTCTATGATGAAATTGTAGAGGTAGCTGATGGTTTAGCTGAACAGTATCAGGGTAAAGAAGAAATGCTTTTACCATATCCTGATCAAATGTCTATCCCGGCTATTAAAACTACAGATGAAGCAATTAAATATTTGCGGGTATTATATGATAAAATAGGTTATGTACAAGGTATGATGACCTGCTCAAGTATCATTAATACTATGGATGAAATTAAAGCTTTAATAAATTCTACAAAATATAAGTTGCTTTTCTTGAAATAATTCATTATTATAATAGTGTATCTATTTGTATAACAATAAAAAATAAAAAATTATGTATTTTAATCATTCCTTTCAGAAAGTGTTTGTTGCTACAGGCACTTATCAACAAGGTTCCGCTAGTGGTAGTGGTGCTGTATTTACAGCAACTATTGCCGGTGGTGTTGTAACCGGATTTGTTCAAATTGCTGGAGGTACTAACTACCTTACTGGTCAAGTAAACGTTACCTTAGCTGGTGGTAATGGTACAGGCGCAACTGCCGGTGCTATCACTGTAGCTCTTGGTGCTGTTACTGCCATTGCTGTTGGTACTGGTGGAAGCGGCTACAGCGTAGCTCCTACCGTAGTAATTACTCCTACTAACTCTGGTATTGACACCTATGCTCAATTGACTGGTGCTGGTACTTTGGGTAACTATGGTTTGTATGATGCAAAGTCTTTCAAAAACATTTCTTCTGCTAGTGGTATCATTGGTTCTGAAGCTGGTAAGCCTTTCATCTTTGCAAGCTCTAGCTTGACTCCTACTACTGACAAAGTTGGTCCTTTCCACGGTGGTTATGCTGAATCTAACAAGTCTAAAGTAATCAACCCTAAGTACATTCGTGATGCTTATGTTGTTGCTCCTAAGACTCCTAGCCAAGCTGTTACCTATGTAGGTCAGACTGCTACTACTGCAGCTGCTCCTTATAACTGTGCTTGTCCTAACTTCTTGTGTGGTGAAACTTACTACTTGCGTGTTGACATCAAAGGAAGCCCAGCTTTGCGTTTCTTGAATCACAATGCTTACCAAGTATTATCTTACTACACTGGATGTTGCTCTAGCACTACTCCTAATGAAGTAGATCCTTCATTTGTAATGATTGGTTGGGCTAAGCAAATTGCTGGTACTCAAACCTCTCCTTATAATGATGCTAACCCTATCCTCTCTCCTTTTGTATTACCTGTAGTACAAATCAAAAACCCTTCAACTAGTGTTTGGACTTATTGGAGTAAAGATGGTGGTAACGTAACTATCAACGGTGTTGTTATTGCTACCTCTGATTGGGATACTTATGTAACTCCAGGTGGTGTTGCTGCTGCTGATGTATGTGCTGGTTTGATTTTGGCTGGTGCTTATGTTGATACCCGTTTTGGAGATTGTTCTTTTGAGCCTACTGATTACTTTGAAAAAGAGCCTATTCAGGTTTATGCTTCTGAAGTAGATGAGACTGGTGATCCTTGTGTATTCCAAGGTTTGTGTGTTAAGCGTGGTTCTGGTTCTGCTAGTGATCCTGCTACTGCTGGTTTAGGTCCTGTATTGGGTGTTCAAGGTGAAGGCTTTGGTGAAACCATTGTACGTGACTTAATCTTGTCTGAGCGCTACCGTCAAAACAACTGGAATGATGATCCACGTATCCGTGAAATCACTTTGGGTGATGCTCCTTTAACTGCTATCAGCCGTACTGCTAGCTACTGGAGATATGTGATTCAGCACAGTGTGCCTCGTTTCAACAATCCTACTGGTACTTTTGATGATGATCAATACACCTTACACATCATTACTTCTGCTCGTCAGAATGCTGCTGGTGGATTTGAGGCTGATATTGCTGAAATCTTATCTGTTACTGGTCGTGTAGATTTAGTAGATAACGGATTACTTTACGTTAAATAATCTAAGCGTATCATAAAAAAGAAGGGGAGGAGAAATCTTCCCCTTTTTTTATTTGCAAATAATGATTAAATTATATATGAGTAGTTAACTCTACCTTTACAATTATGGCAAACAAACACATCCTTAGTTTAGATATTCCTGATACACTTAACTTAAGCGTATTAAGAGTTGTAGATACTAGCATTTACAGTACAGAACTAACTGTAGCCTGTCCTACTTTACAAGTTTTAGTTCCTGGATTTACAGATCCGGTATCTGTAACTATGGTACAAGGAGGAGAGACATTAATTACAGCATGTACATTAGGTATCCAAACAACAAACTGTGATACTACTCTTACATCATTACCTGATGGTATTTATGTAATCCGCTACAGTGTAGCACCCAATGACAAAGTATTTGTAGAATATAATTATCTTCGCATTACAGCCGCTGTAAATAAATATTATAACATATTCTGTAATGTTAATTTATCCGGTTGTGAGCCTGTTCAACCAGAAAGAGAGAAGCTAACTAGATTAAGACTTCTCCGTACTATGTTGGATGGAGCAAAAGCTAAAGTAGAGTATTGTCATAATGCAGACCAGGGCATGGCTATTTACAATTATGCTCTTGCACAACTTGACAAACTCTCCTGCACGTATTGCAATTAAACCAATATGGGAGTTAAATCTAATATGAAATGTCCAAACTGCGGTACCCAGTTATCCTGCGGTTGCCAAGTAAGATCAGCCAGCAATGGCACAAGAGTATGTACTAGTTGTGTAACTAGTTATGAACAAACACTTAAAAAACAATTAGAATGGAAGCATGCAGCAGTTGTTACAACTGTGGATCAGAATCAACAAACGTAAAGTTTGCAGAGGCTATCTACACACAATTTAAAAGAATGAAATACGGCATTGCAACATGCTGTGATGAAAACTGGGAAATAGATATCTACAACAAAGAGTTGTGTGATATGAATGCCCTTTTACAACCTAACCTTTTAGGTAATTCAGTAATTATCCCGGACAACTACCTCTTACTTGAGGATGGTAATAGAATTTTGATATGAGCAGTTCAATAACCCAATTAAACGCCATACTTCCAGGAGGAGTTGATGGTCAGTATGATGTAATCCCTATTGTTTCAGTAGGAGAGATAGCCCCTAATGGTTCTATGGGAGTAACCCGTAAAATCACGGTAGAGAATTTAGCATATGTAATAGGATCCAATATTAATCCGGAAATCATTATGGATACTGTTGCCGCACACACAGTTGGTGGTACAGGTATTGCTATAGTATATGATGACCTAAATGATCTTCTTACTATCTCTAATACATACACACCTCCAGTTGGGTTATTGAAAGTAGATAATCCTTTATCCGGTACATTACAGTTTGTAAAGGATGGAGCTAATACAAGTTCAGCATTACAAATTTCTACAACATCTGTGACAAATACAGGTGCCGGTAATATTGCTACTAACACAGCATTTGGTAACTCTGCTTTAATAAGCAATACGATAGGAACAAGTAACGTAGCAGTTGGTTATCAAGCATTGAACACCAATACTACAGGTATCAATAATACTGCTTTAGGTACTCAATCTTTGTTTACTAATGATACAGGCTCAAGGAATGTTGCAGTAGGTAGGCAAACTATGTATTACAATACAACGGGTGAAAGAAATACAGCAGTTGGTATTTCTGCGATGAGTAGTAATACAACGGGTTCTTATAATACCGCTATGGGTGAATGGGCTTTAGTGTCAAATACTACAGGTGGTAATAATACAGCCATTGGTCGTGAAGCGTTAAAAGTAAATGTAACAGGAAGTAACAACGTTGCTTTAGGAATGTCAGCATTGTTGTTTAACACTGCATCTAACAACACTGCAGTAGGGTATGAAGCAGGGGCTAGTAATACAACTGCAACAAACAACTCATTTTTGGGCTATCGTGCAGGTCGTACAAATACATCAGGTGGTGGCAATACTGCTATTGGTACAGATAGTTTGTATTCAAACTCTACAGGCACAGGTAACACCGCATTGGGTTACTTGGCTATGGAGAACAACACCAATTCAAACAATACGGCTTTAGGTTATAGATCACTTAGAGCCAACACAAGCGGAAGTTTGAACGTGGCTGTGGGTGTAGATGCACTTTTGAGTAATACGACAGGTGTAGAAAATACTGCTGTTGGTTATCAAGCGTTAAATTCTAACAATGGTCGTTATAGTGTAGCAATAGGAAAACAGGCTTTGTTTAGTAATACAATAGGTGCTAATTTAACAGCGTTAGGTTATCAAGCACTATATAATAATACAGATGCAGTAGACAATAACGCAGTAGGCTTTCAAGCCTTGTATAGTAATACAACAGGTATTAATAATGTCGCATTTGGTTCGTTGGCAGGATATAGCAATACAACAGGTTTTCAAAATACGTTAATCGGAAACAATGCAGGAGAATTTAATACAACAGGTATTCAAAATACAGCAGTTGGTAAAGGTTCTTTAAACAAGAATACAACAGGTTCTCTTAACGTGGCTATTGGTGTAGGTGCGTTAGCATTAAATACTGTGGGTTCTGGAAATACGTCTATTGGTTCTCGTTCAATGGAAAATACTTTGGATGGTAATAGTAATAACGCATTTGGTAATTTTGCTTTGTTTAATAACGTAAATGGCTCAAACAATGTTGCTATGGGTTATTTTGCTTTATCATCAACTAACGCAAATAATGGCGTAGCAATAGGACACGAAGCCTTAAACTCCAACACCGCATCAAATAACACAGCAGTAGGCTACCAAGCAGGGTATAGTAATACGAGTGGAACACAAATTACGGCTATTGGTTATCAAGCCTTACGTAACAGCACAGGAAATGCAAATACAGCCGTTGGAGATAGTGCGTTAAGGGATAATACTACTGCTGTGGGTAATGCAGCATTTGGTACACAAGCATTGCAGTCAAATACCACAGGTGGATTTAACGTTGCTATCGGTTATCAAGCATTGCTTTTTAACACAAGTGGTATATACAACACAGCGTTAGGAACACAAGCCTTACAAAAAAACAATACAGGTAATTTTAATACTGCTGTTGGATTTCAAGCAGCATTAAATATCACAAGTGGCGCACATAATTTGGCTTTTGGTTATACAGCATTATACAACAATGGAACAGGAATTAATAATGTTGCTTTAGGAAGTCAGGCTTTATACGCAAACACCGCATCCAACAACGTAGCAGTAGGATATGAAGCAGCGTATAGTAATACGAGTGCAATAGGAATTACTGCTATAGGTTATCAAGCGTTAAAATTTAGTACAGGTAGTGATAATACTGCAGTTGGATTTACAGCGTTAGATGCGAATACAACGGGGGCATCAGGTACGGCAGTTGGTAGTTTTGCTTTGACTTCAAACACTACGGGTTCTGGAAATAATGCTTTTGGCGTAGCAGCATTAAATAATAATACAACAGGTTCAAATAATACTGCATTAGGTGCTGAGGCTTTACAATTAAATATTGCTGCAAGTAATAATGTAGGCGTTGGAGTTCAATGTTTAAGAGCCAATACAACGGGTGCTAATAATACTGCGATAGGTTCTTTTGCTGAATCAGGTAATTTTAGCGGGAGTGTAATTTTAGGAGCATCAGCAATAGCCACAGCAAACAATCAATTTGTAGTAGGAAGTGCATTGACAAACGCAGGTACTGTAACTACAGAAGCTAATACTTCTACTAAAGTTTGGAACGTTAAGATTAACGGGGTAGATTATAAAATCTTATTAGCATAAATGTCAATCTGACAGTGTTGTTAAATTGGTATACATTGTGTTATATTTGCTATCATGGAAAAAATTAATCTTAAATTAGCTGAATTCTTGAGCCTTGCCATTGAATTATATGGTAACCCTCAAAATCCTGAAAGTGAGTACAAAGGTATTCTTAATGAAAAAATGTCATTAACCACTAGGTACTGGTTAAACCACATTGGTAAACAAGCTGCTGATGAAAAAACTGCTATTGACAAATTACGTGATGAGTTAGTAGTTAAGTATGGTCAAGCTAGTGAAGATGGTAATGTACAGTTGATGGCTTACACTGAAGAAGAGGTAGATGGTCAGAAAGTACAGAAGATCAACCCTAACTTTATTGAGTTCCAAAATGAGTTTGGTGCTTTGTTAGATCAAGAGAAAGAGTTTAGTTATAAGCCTTTAACTCTTGCTGATGTAGAAAGTATTGAGACTGCCGGCAATTGCCCCGTGTTTTTAAAGTTATTAGTTGCTGAATAAGCAATTAATAGTTTTGATTTTGTTAGAAACTTTTCTTATATTATAGTGTACACTATACCAGTGTGCACTATATTTTTTATATAACTATGTTACCTGTAGGATCAAACAATAAAAGTACACCATGTAGTGTAGTATCTTCAAACTGTGTATCTTGGCAAGGCCCGGATATTCCATGTATTGGATTATGTAAAGGAGATACAGTTACTGACGTAGTAACTAAACTTGGAGAGTTGTTATGTGATATTGATACAAGGGCTGCTGAAGTCTCTGTAAATGTTGCATGTTTAGGAGGAGGAGACTTCTCATATACAAACTATAATGATTTAATTCAGTACGTTGTAGATAAGCTATGTGATCTCTATACTATTGTAGATGACATTGTTATTCCTTCACCAATTAGTTTAACCTGTGATGTGGCCCCTTGTTTACAAGCTGAAGCCGGAAGTACTACATTAGGTGTAGTAGAATACGCAGAGTTAATTGGTACAGAGTTTTGTGATTTAGAAACTTCAGTAACAAATTTATCAAGTGTAGTTTCTTCACAGGGTTCAAGTATTGTAACTATTAACAATACTCTACTTACATTACCTACTACATACGCTCCTAGAAACTCTACATACGTATGCTTAGGAACTGGTACAGCTACATTAGCTGCTATCCTTGCTACAGTAGAACAAGAGTTGTGTGATTTAGAAGCAGTTACCGGCACTCCTGCTGAGTTAGCTGCTGAGATTGTACCATTCTGTAATATTACAAATGAGCCGGCATTATCTTTACCCGGTACAATGGCTTCTGCCTACCCTGATTGGAAAGTAACAGTAAGTACATTAGCAGATACAATCAACAACATGTGGATTGCTATCTGTGATATGCGTGGTTTAGTAACTCAATTACAAGATTGCTGCACTAAGACATGTGCTGATATTGACTTAGGATTCTTTGGTGTACTTGATGGAGGTATCTTAAGTATTTTTGCAAGCCCCGGAAGTGTTATACCTACTCAGTTTGTACAATGCCCTACACCTAGTTCTACTATTACTATTACAGATACTAGTGGTAACGTTGCTACTTACACCTTTAATAACATTGCTAGTATTATAGACGGGTCTACATCTGCGGATTTTGATCTCTCTAGTTCTTCATTGGTATTAGCAGAAGACTTTAGTGTAGCGGTAAACTACTGCTTCTTTAATTCTACAAATGATTTGACTTGTCAGAATAGAGTTGCTTTTGATGTAGTTAACACTGTAGGTTGTCCTACTGTAACTCTTACCTCTAGTTTCTTGTTTAGCATTGGTGAGATCCAATACTCATTCCCGAATATCTTCTCTACTAGCGCAACTACTTCTTACAGATTGAATATATATGATGCTACTTTAGCATTAGTATCTACTTCAGATACTAACGCAGCAACATTGTTACCTAACCCTGTAACTGGAGCAGTAACCGGATTAAGTTTGGGTAACTACTACTTTGAAGTACAAATTATTAATACACCTCCAGATGGTATACCAACTGTTGTACGCACTTGTCCTAAGCAATTGATCTCAATTGTAAGCACCGGATGTGTATCACCAACTAGTGTAGAAGCATACTTAATTAACTAATCATGAGCTGCAATTGTATATCAACACCCTGCGGATGCACTGAAACCGCTTTAACCTCTCCAGTAACTACTGTATGTAACAATACAGAACCTTGTGAAGAGATAACCGCGTTTGAGTGTGTATCATATACCGGAAATAATATCTATGATATTGGAATTAATACCGGAGACAGATTAGATGTAGTAATCAAGAAGTTGGCTTTGTATCTTACAGACCCAACTTGCTTTGATCCTACAGCTGTTTGTCAGAGTATTAAAGACTTTGAAATCTTGAATATTAAAGTAACAGAGGGTACAGTATTCTGGTCATATCCAGGAGCACCCGCTGCTATTACTGCGGTAAAATTGGAGTACAGCACTAGCCCTACTTTTGCAACCGGTGTTGTACAAGTAGCATTAGCTAGCACTTACACCCAATGGACTATCATTAACTTACTAGCTAATACAACTTACTATGTAAGAATTAAAACAAGTACATCATCTTCTGCTGATTGTTGTACTTCTATTACACTAAGCTTTAAAACATTAACTGCATGAGCACTTTATTTATAACCTTCAATCCTCCATCTCCTGTACCGGTTCAATATAAAATCCGATATAAAGAAAGTACTGCTATTAGTTTTACAGAATTAATAGTGCCTACTACAGGATTATCACCTGAAGAATTTAGTATTACTGGATTAACTAGTGGTGTTACATATGATGTAGAAGTACAATCTTACTGTGGTGAGGGAGTATATGCTGCCGGTAATGAAGTGCAGTCAGATGTTAATGATTGCCAAGAGTATACATTTACTAACTCAACTGGTAGTGCAAAAACATTAATCTACAGACTATGTAGTGATCCAACTAATACAGTTACTATCAGTGTACCTAATGGTGATACAGAAGGACCTTTGTGTTTAAGTAATGGCTTTGGTGGAGCTTATATTAATACAGGTGGATTAACAGTAATTACAGGAACACTCTGTAACCCATAATAATTTAAAATAATAAAACGATGTTAACTAAAAGTTTTGAAGTTTGGACCCGTTCTCTCATTGAGAGATTATACAATGCAGTAAGACGTGGTAATGATATTACCCGTACAGTAGCTTTAAGTGGTGCTTTAACCCCGTTGATTTCAGAGTCAGCGGTATATGTAACTATCATTAATACTACTGGTGCTGATGCTAACATATCAATTAATGGTGGTGCATCTATTGTAATTCCAGATAAATCCGGGCTTACTATTGATGTAGTAGATCCAAATACAATTTCAGTATCAGGAACTGGTACATTGTCCTATATTGTAAGTAAATAAGTCATGGCTAGATATGCTAAATTCTTTTCAGTAGGTGGAGGAGGTGGAGGTACTAATAATCTTCAGTTACCAGTAGGTACTGTATTAGATACAACATTAAGACAAGTACAGGATGGTCTTGGTACCGGATCTCCTTTATATATTTCTACAAGAAGAGTAGGTATTACTTCAGATTCTTCAGTAACAACTCAAACATCTTCTGTAATCCAAGCAACCACAACTAATGCAAATTTAGTAATTGCTCCTAATGGTACAGGTGCTTTGATAGCAAGTATTCCAGATGGAACGCCAACAGGTGGTGGTAACGCAAGGGGTCAATATGCTGTGGATTTGAAACCGGGTGGTAGAACTGCTCAAACACAAGTAGCGTCAGGTGATTATAGTGCTGTTATTGGAGGTAATGTGTCTACTGCGTCAGGAGCATATTCTCTTGCAGGTGGTTCAGCAACTGCAAGTGGAACAAACGCAGTTGCGTTAGGTGGTAGTTGTTTTGCAAGTGGTAGTGGTAGTGTTGCCATAGGTGGTGAACAAGGCGGAGGGTTAGGGGCTACTGCAAGTGGTAGAGCAGCCGTTGCTTTTGGTTTAGCAAATGCAGCAACCGCAGAGTTTAGTAATTCATTAGGCGGACTTAGTAATAATGCTACTTCCGCTTTTAGCGTAGTATCAGGCGGACAATCAAACACAGCATCTACAGGCACACATGCTACCGTAATAGGTGGGCAGGGTAATACAAGTAGTGGGCAATATAGTATTAGTGGTGGATTCAGTAATACAGCAAGTGGTTTAAATAGCATTGCATTGGGTAGTAACAATATTGTAACCAATAGTTCTGTAAAAATAGGTTTTAGTAATACGGGTTCAAATGCCTCTGCTTTTGCGTTTGGTTTTAGTAATTCAAATACGGGTACTGAAGATACTTATAATTTTGGATTGGGCAATTCCTGCTCTCATTTTACTACAATGGCAATAGGATTTTATAATTCTGTAGGTAGAAATAATAGTATCGCAATAGGCACTTCTAATACTGTTTCTGGCAGTTCTTATTCTACAATTTTAGGAGGTCAAAGTAATTTAGCATCCGGAGGCATAGAAGATAAATATATTACAATAGTTGGTGGATTACAATGTTTAGGGTATCAATATGGTAGCATTAATTCTGCTTCGGGTAGATTTTCAACAACGGGTGATGCTCAACAATCTACATTAACTGCACGTAGACAAGCCGCTTTAAACTCAGCAGCCACAACTGTCCTCTCACTTGATGGAACAGGAACAACTAATTTAATTATTCCTAATGGTAACAACAGACTATGGGCAGTTAAAGTAGTAGCAACAGCATTTGTTAGTGTTGCTGGTGGTACTTTAGTATTAGGAGACTCTTATATGGGAGAGTTTACTCTTTTGTTTAAGAGAGTAGGAGGTATAAGTTCTGTGGTAGGCGTAAATTCCGCTAACCTTATTTATGATACAAACATGGCAACTGCTGCATTTACCTTTGCTGCAGGTGCATCTCAAGACTTACAAATCACATTCAAAGCACCTACTACAGCAAGTGCTACAACATTCCGTTGTGTTGCTAAGGTAGAATTAGTAGAAGTTGCTTATTAATAAAATAAAATAAAAACATGGGAACTAAATTTATATTAGGACAAGAAGACGGAACTATTGCTGGAGGTAGTACAAGAGGTGAAAATGCTGTTGATTTACAAACATCAAGAACTGCAAATACACAAGTTGCAAGTGGAGATATTTCAGTTGTATGTGGTGGTGCAAATAATTCAGCTCTTGGTGTTGGAGATTTTGTTGGTGGAGGTGCAAATAATTCAACAAGTGGAAATTTAGATAATTTCAAAACTATTGTTGGAGGTGCAAGTAATACAATAACAGGAGGTGCTGGACATTCATTTATTGGTGGAGGTCAATTAAATAATATTAACATAGGTAGTGGAACAGGTGGTTCAACAATTAGCGGAGGTAGAAGTAATTCTGTAACTTCTCAATACAGCACCATCTCAGGTGGATATCTTAACACTGCATCTACAAACACATACGCTACAGTAGTAGGAGGTAGTACAAATACATCAAGCGGTGCATATAGCGTGAGTGGTGGGTTTACAAATACGGCAAGTGGTCAATTTAATGTTGCTTTAGGAAACACAAATAATACTGCTGGTATAGGGGCTTATGCTTTAGGGTCATCAAATACTGTAAACGCTAATGGAAGTACTGAAAATTCATTTGCGATAGGAGAAAGTAATAATATGACATCGAGTAGAGGTGTATATTCTTTTGGTAGAGCGAATACAATTTCTGGTGGCAAATATTCTTTTATTGTAGGTCAATCAAATACTATTTCTGCATCTCTTGGTGATAATGTCATATTTGGAGTTGCTAATACTATATCGGGAACATCTTTGAAGGGATATGCAATAGGTAATTCAAATACAATTACTGGGGGTGCAAATAACTTTGCTTTAGGAAGTAGCAATCAAATGGGTTCGGGTATTGGAAATAAAGCCTTAGCGGATTTTACCGAATGGTTATCAGGAGATTATACGACAAGTATTGGTATTTCTCCAAATCCATATTTGAGAAATCAATTTGTACATGGTGCAGTTGGTGGTAGTCCAGTAAGAGGCAGAACACAGGTTTCTAATGTAATTGCTTATAATGATGGAGTTTTAACAACAGGTGGAACTACTGTGCTTTCTTTGGATGGTACAGGTGTTACAAATCTGATTATTCCAACTGGCACAAATCGTATGTGGAACGTAACAATTAAGTATGTAGCAGTAGTAACTACTATTACGGGTACTGCAACAGGGGTAACAGTAGGGGATACAAAATCACAAAATATAGAAATTGGCTTTAAGAAAGTAGGTGGTGTATCTTCTTTAGTAGGTGGAGGTAGTTTCTCTATTCCTCAAGAAGACGCATCTATGGGTTCTGCTTCACTCATACCTACAGCAGGTGCTTCTCAAGAATTGGCTTTAACTTTTACAGCACCAACCTTTGCAGGTGGTGGTAGTGTAACTTGTAGAGTAGTTGCTAAAGTAGAGTTGGTTGAAGTTGCTTTTTAATTACTTAAATTTGAAATAAAAATATAAAAATATAAAATCATGGCATTGTCTATTAACACAACAATTACAACCGATGAAGGATTTGAGGTATCAAATGCCTTTGGTTACTTGAACATTTACATTCTTGCTCCTCAGTCTAACTGGGTGAACTTGTCTTACTTTAAGTCTGAAGAAGACTGGGTTGCTGGAAAGTCTCCCTTAAATGTTTCTTCTTTACCTAATCAAGTACAAACTGAATTGACTTCAGAAGAGTTCTGGGGATCTGCTTTAGCTAACTTGATTCACGAGAAGTGTAAAGTTAAGATTGAAGAGGTTACAGGAGAAGGAACTGTAGAAATTTTATCCGCATAACTTGTTTTATTAAACCATCTACAGTATATTAATATTGTATAAGTACTAAGAGGGTTTGTTGGTTTATCCCTCTGATTAGACCCCGGTGTAAAAAGCCGGGGTTTATTTTATAATAACTTGATTATAAAGTATTTTTACTACATTTGATAAAACAATTACCACATGTATTCACAAGAATTAAAAGATAAGGTAGCTAAAAGTAAAGGATGGAAGCTATCTAATATTGAGTGTGCAAGAAGAATTGGTATTACTTTGGATGAATATTTAAAGATTAAGAAGTCCCTGGGGTTTAAATCTAAAAAATTAAAATATAATTCTGAACATAATACAGAAAAAGTTAATTCTGAGTCCTATGATTTAGAAAGAGGCACAGGTAAAATAGAGAAGTTAGTATCAGTTAATCCTAAAACCCCTGAAGAGATTATAGATATCTTGGGTATAGATACTACAGAGTGGAAGTTATCTCAATACTGGAATAAAGAAAAGAGTGATAAGTGGTTAGTATCAGCTTTAGTAACTAAAGTAGTAAAGACTAAAGAAGATTATCTAAAAGACATCATAGAAAACTTTAAACCGGATTATAAACCAGTAGTAATAAAGAAGCAAAAAAGGCACCGGTATGTAAGCTGTGTACTATCTATGCAAGATATGCATATTGGTAAGGATGGTAATGATGATATCATAGAACAGTACTTTGCATCACTAGAACAATTAACAGAAAGTGTATCTAATAATTACTTTATAGATGATCTAGTGTACGTAGTAGGTGGTGATATATTAAACATGGATACATTTAGTGGTACTACTACATCAGGTACTCCAGTAGAGAACTCTGATAAAGCCTACAAAGTATATGCTGAAGCTTTTGATGCCCTATACCGGGGCATTCGTTTTTTAAAGGAGAGGTGTGAGACATTACATATAATGTTTATACCCGGTAACCATGATAGATTATCATCTTATCATCTAGTACATGCTCTCTCTAAAGCTGTACAAGAGGATGGTATAGTATGGCATGCTGATTATGCAGAAAGAAAAGTACTTACGTTTAATAATAACTTCTTTGCATTTGAGCACGGAGATGTAAATACTAAGAACTCATTACTAGTTTATGCTACTGAATTCTCAGAGCCCTGGGGTAATACTAAATTTAGAACTTTGTATACTGGACACTATCACAAGAAGAAAACTATAGAGTATATTACAGAGGATGAAGTCACTGGTTTCTCTATTAAGATCATTCCTAGTCTATCTAAAACAGACTACTGGCACTACCATAATAAGTTTATTGGTAGTAAGAGAGCCGCCCTTATTGAGGTTCATGACTATGAAAATGGTAAGATTGGAGAGTTTGTTTATAACTGTATTTAATCTGGATTAAATTTTGTATCTTATTAATGTAGTCAAGGTATGAGAGGATATAAAGCACCTGATTTACATGCTTCAAGGCTGA